ACGCATTGGGGCGTTGGAATGATTGCATCCATTTTTGGGCGCACTTCGCCCCTGGTCTTAGTGCTAGCAGGGGAACGGCAAAACACAGGCAAAACAGAGTTTTTTAGGCGCCTACTTCCACCGCAACTTAGCAACTATTACGCCGAGAGTAAACTGGATGGCGGTAAAGATGACGATATTTTGTTAACCAAAAAGCTCATTATTATGGACGACGAATTCGGGGGTAAGTCTAAGCTTGAATCTAAGCGCTTTAAGGAACTAACAAGCAAAGCCAGTTTCTCTATTCGTTTGCCTTACGGACGCACTCACCGCGATCTAAAACGCCTAGCCGTCTTAGCAGGAACGACTAACGACCTCGGCCTAATCAGCGACCCAACAGGCAACCGTCGAATCCTGCCAGTGAATGTAACTGCAGTAAACCAAGCCCAATACAACGCTATTGACAAATCCGCGCTATTTATGGCCTTTTATGACTTATACCAAAGTGGCTTTAAGTGGGAACTATCAAGCGCTGACATAGCAGAATTAAACGAAAATAGCGACGAATTTAACGCTATTAATTTTGAGGCTGAATTAATAAATCAATTTTTATTTAATCCAAAAGAGGGTGAATATAGCACATATTTAAGCAATACAGAAATCAAAATTTACCTAGAATTGTGCTCAAATCAGAAAATTTTTGACACTCGTAAGCTCGGAATGGAGTTAAAAAACATGGGATTTTTGCAACGGGTGACTAAACTAAATGGCAAGAGCCAGCGAGTTTTTAGGGTCGGAAAGATAAAAACGCTACAAAATGACTAAAAAACGGCTTTTCTCTGTAGCGTTACTAGGCTTGGGTTTGAGGTCGATTTTGGCGTTTGTCTACACTTTCTACACGAAAATACATAACATTGCTGAGCGTATTATACTACCCTGTATTTTACCTAATTTCTATTTACTACTTTCCAAAGTCTTTGTATTTCTCTGTAGAAAGTGTAGAAAAGGGCTGTATCCTAAGCCTACACAGGCTACATTGCCTTTTGGGCTCTCTGTAGAAAGTGTAGAAAATACGCTACAACCCAAGCCTACACAGGCTACATTGCATTTTCCACTATAATAGACACTAAAGAATATATATATATGAATGAGAATCAATTACAACAATCGATTTATTTATGGTATCAAAATACCTATGTGATCAACGATAAGCGTTGCATGATCCTGAGCATACCTAATGGAGGGCTAAGGGATAAGATGACAGCGGTAACGATGAAGGCAACGGGACTCTATAAGGGAGCGGCTGATTTGTTAGTAGTATACAGGGGATGGGTTGGGTTCGTCGAGCTTAAGACTGAGACAGGTATACAAAGCCCCCATCAAAGACAGTTCGAGGCCCATTGCATCGAGGCAGGGCTACCCTATAAGATAGTGCGCACCTTAGCAGAGTTTCAGGACTTAATCATGAGCTTAGATGCCAAGCGTTAACAAACCAAAGGGAGATAAGGGAAAGCCTAAGCGTCCTTATCAGAAACATTCCTATGTCGAGGTCCGATACAATACAACGCGATGGCGTAACGTGCGCGAACAGGTGCTGCAATGCAATCCGCTTTGTGTTAACTGCGAATCGCTGGGATTGCTGACAGTTGCACAGATGGTAGATCACATCGAGCCAGTGCGATTAGGTGGCGAGTTCTGGTCAATGGATAACTTACAACCCCTGTGCAATTCGTGCCATGCTTCCAAGTCCGCGCGAGAAAGAAATGCGACCCCATACCCCCCTTTGGATATATGAGGTACGTGCTCAAAACCGCGGGTCTTATTTTTATTCACACCCGTGCAAAAATAAATGTACTAAATTTTAGACTATATTTGTAAATATGAAAGGAAGGCCACGAATACCTACCGAAATTAAGGTAATGAAGGGAACGCTAAGCCCGAGCAGGGAATTAGCCGCGCCTATGATTGTCGAACTAAGCGAAGGGGTACCGCAACCGCCTGCGCACTTAAACGCTTTAGGCTTTGAGTATTGGGATATCACTTGCAAGGAATTGAAAAACAATCATTTGTTAACAGGCGTTGATCTTGGATTAGTTGCCGGGTACTGCAATGAGTTAGGACTTTATAAGAAAGCGTGCGGAATGACAGAGGCGGAGGGCGAAGTTGTGTTAAATCGTTTCGGCGATAAAGTGATTAGCCCCTGGTACGATGTTAGGAGCCGAGCACTTAAGCAAGCTACACAAATGGGCCAGCTCTTTGGAGTAACGCCAAGCGCGAGGGGCAAGATTGAAACAGGCAAGAGCGCGCCAGTAAGTAAATTGGAACTTTTACAAAAATCAAAAATAGCATGAAAAAGAAAATTGAAACAACCGAGCCAGTGGAATTAACCGAGGGCGTAAGTTTTAGAATCGAGCCAAGCGGATTTCATTTTATCCTTTGCCGTGATCAAGGCAGCGGCTTTAAGCCATGTGGAAAGGATGGCCTTTGGGCTGAAGTTCCGCACCTTTACAGAAACCAATACCTTGCGCAGATAGCTTTAGATTATTTCTTTGCCAATAGCTGAGCAATATATTGAGGCGGTAGTGAGTGGGCGCGTAATTGTGTGCGAACACGTGCGCAATGCTGTTAATAGGTATTTAACAGACCGCGCAAGCGGTTGGGGTTTTTCCGAGAATTACGCGCAGCATGCTATCGACTTTATAGAACAGCTCGAGCACTCGACGGGCGACTATGCCGGCAAGCCCTTTAAGTTGGAAGGGTGGCAGGCGTTTATTGTTTGGAATCTGTTTGGCTTTCTAAATCCCGACGGCTCGCGAAGATTTACCCGGGCTTATGTAGAAGTACCCCGAAAAAATGGGAAATCAACTTTCTCGAGTGCGGTTATGCTTTACGGCTTAATGGCTGACGGCGAGAGCGCTGCTCAAGTTTATAGCGCGGCTACAAAGTTAGACCAAGCTATGATGGTATTTGCGGAAAGCGTGAGGGTTTGCCAAAATGTCGACTGGCTAGCAGAATCGTTAACCGTTAACAACAGTGTAAACAATCGGCGCATCCTTTACGGGCAATCGGTGTATAAGCCCCTCGAGTGGAACCCAAGTAAACAGGATGGGCTAAACACGCACTTTGCAGTAATTGACGAATACCACGCGCACCCTAACGATGAGCTTTACAATGTATTGCGCAACTCGATGGGGGCAAGGAGGCAACCGTTGTTATTCACAATTACCACGGCGGGCTTTAATCGTGAGTCGCCTTGCTATAAGCATAGGAATTACTGCGCGTCTGTTTTATCTGGGGCCATTGTAGACGATGCTTTGTTCAGCGTCATTTACACGCTCGACGAAGGCGACGATTGGACAGACTCGGCAAACTGGGCAAAGGCAAACCCAAACTGGGGCGTAAGCGTTTACCCGCGTCAATTAGAGCAGGCACTAACCGAGGCAAAGGAATTTGTACACAAAGAAGTTGAATTTAAAACCAAACTGCTAAATGTGTGGACAGATACGGCCATGACTTGGATTAATGACAGTACTTGGATGGAATGCGCCGAGTCTCAACAGCTAGACGGTATTTGTTACGGCGGATTGGATTTGGCAAGCACTGGAGACTTTTGCGCGTTTACTTTGTATTGGCCCGAATACTCAGCAATTAGGACTTGGTACTTTTTGCCAAGCGAGGCAGCCTATCGCCGTAAGGACGCAGCCGGGGCTTCTATTAGGCAATGGATTGCAGACGGTGTAATTACTGCAACCGATGGCAACGTAACGGACTATAATTTTATCAAAGCGCAAATATTAGATTTGGCTTTAGAGTTTGATATTAAAGATATTGCTTACGACCGCTTCAACGCTTCGCAGCTTGTAATTGATTTACAAAACGAGGGCTTGCAAATGTTTCCTTTTGGACAGGGCTTTATTTCAATGAGCAGCCCGACTAAGGAACTGGAGCGCCTAGTAAAAGACGGCAGGCTTAAACATGATGGCAACCCAGTAACGCGTTGGATGATGGGTAATGTATTACTTGCTAATGATCCTGCGGGCAATATTAAGATTAACAAAGCAAAGAGCGGCGATAAGGTCGACGGTCCTGTTAGTATTGTAATGGCATTGGGCACGGCTATGCAAGACGCTGCCAAAGAAAAAGAAACGGACTTTTGGTTTATATCGTTATGAGATTTGTAGATGATTTTATGAATAAGTATTATTTTAACCTGCCAAAGTTCAGGACTTATGAGGATGCCTATAACGCAACCGAGGCCGAGTACTTGGAAAGGTACGGCGTGCCACGCTATAAAAACTACGACGTATTTCGCTCGGCACTTTGCAGGTGGCTAGCCCAGGGGCGGAATAAATAAGATTTGTTAACACGGCGGAATTAAAGAGGTTGTAATTTGCGGGCGATGAATCTACGATTTTGGGAACGGAAAACAGAAAAGCGGTCAATGCTAACGCAGCCCGCGGACTGGTTTGTGAATACCTTAAACAATATTTTTGGCTATCAAACCAAAAGCGGCCAAGCCGTAAATAATACAACGGCGTTAAGCATTGCATCCGTCCACGCTTGCGTTAGAGTTATTGCGGACGGGATAGCGGGGCTTGGTTTGAAATTGTATAAAGATGACGGCCAGAACAGGGATCAAATAATAATCCACTACGCCACAGCTTTAACTAACGAGCCCAACGCCTATCAAACTAAATACGATTTTACAAAGTACATGACTAGCCACTTAGCTTTAACTGGCAACGCATACGCTTTTATTAATCGCGATGTGCGAAACATTGGCATCGAGTTGCACCCAATCGCGCCGCAGTACGTTACCCCTGTTATGCAGGACGGCCTTTTGTTTTACAAGGTTACACTGGCAGGATACCCGGGCATGATCCCTGCAACGGAAATGCTACACTTCAAAGGAATGTGTGGCGATAATCCGCTAGTAGGTTTAAGCCCTGTAGTATTGCACGCCGAAACTTTAGGCATTGACTTGGCAGCAATTAGCCAGAGCGCAGGCGTTTATAAAAACGGGGTGCTTAAGTTTTTGTTAACGTCAGACGCGCAGATAAAAATAGATCAAGCAGGGCCGTTAAAAAAATCTTTGGATGACGTAATCGACGGGGCAAGCCGTAGCGCTGTGCTTCCTAACGGAATCAAGATGGAAAAATTAAGCCTAAGCCCTGAAGAGGCGCAGTACTTGGAGACCCGTAAATTCAGCAGCGAGGAAATTGCAAGAATCTTTGGAGTTCCCGCGTCAATGATCGGCGCAACTGCAGGGATCAAGTCAAGCGTTGAGCAGGAATATCAAGATTTTTATGCGCGCACTTTAATGTCTTACGCTATCAACATAGAGCAGGAACTAGCCCGCAAGTTGCTAACAGAAAACGACAAGCTCACTTATTACTTTAAATTCAATTTTAACTCACTATTGAGGGCCTCCGCCAATGAGCGCGCAGACTATTACAATAAAGGCATTCGCGGCGGCTGGCTTTCACGTAACGAGGCGCGGGTTTATGAGGATGTTAACGGATTCGACGGCGGCGACGAGTATTTAATTGAAGCCAACTTAATGCCGTCAAGTCAAATCAACGAGTATATGGATGCCAAGATTGCAAACCTTATGGCCACTGCAGATAAAAACAATAATCCCGAGGGCGTAAATAATTTAGAAAATAATTAAAATGAAACAAGAAAGGCGCACATTTACGGGCACCGTCCACAGCAGAGCAGACGGCGAAGGCATGCCAAAAGAAATTGGTGGCATCGCTGCCGTTATTAATTCAGTTACTGACCTTGGATATTTTGAAGAGGTGATAATGGCTGGGGCGTTTGACAATGCTTTGAGTAAAGATTACGATATCCGTTGTTTGTTTAACCACGAAGCCGATTTAATTTTGGGCCGCACAAAGGCAGACACTTGCAGAGTGTTTGTAAATGGCGAGGGTAATCTTGAGTATACTTGGGTGCCAGATTATGAGAACCCTACGCATATGAGCGTTGTGCGTTCTATTATGCGCGGCGACATTACACAAAGCTCATTTGCATTTACAATTAAAGCACAGAACTGGAGCGAGTCCGAAAAGTATGGCAGCATGGGCAAGCGTTCAATTACAATGATTGAGGATCTATACGACGTGAGCCCTGTAACTTATCCCGCTTACGAGGATACAGAAGCAGACGCTCGCAGCATTGCAGCAACTAGAGACCAAGAGTTAGAAATTGAAGCCGCAAAACAAAGCCAAGTCAGCGCAGACATTTTGAAATTAGCATTAGCCAGATATACAAACTATTAAAAAAAACAAAAAATCATGAATAAAATTAAAGCCCTAAAAGAAGAGCGTGGACGTTTGCTAGGCGAATTGTCTACCCTACAATCTACCATCGAGCGTGAAGCACGTTCTATGGCTGACACTGAAAACAACCGTTTGTCTGAAATCGAAGCTCGTTTGGGCGCGATCAAAGCAGAAGTTGAAAGCCTTGAGAAATTGCAGAACCTTGCAGCTCAAGCAGCAGGCCACAGCGCAAGCCGTAGCGAAGAAAAAGAAAAGTCAAACATGGCTAAAGATTACAGCTTTAAGCGCGCAATGGAAATGGCTATCACTGGCCGTCGTGAAGGCGTTGAGGGTGAATTTTCTGCAATGGGTGGATCTGAATTTCAGCGCTCAGGTGTAAGCGTTTCTGCTCACTCTATCAAAATCCCTTCTGAAGTATTCACACGTGACATGACTGCAACAGGCGGAACTTCTGGTTCTGAAGGTGGCGTTAACGTTCAAACTTCTGTAGGTTCAATCATTGACGTTTTGTTGCCTCGCACAGTATTGGCAGGCTTGGGCGTTCAACGTTTGAGCGGCCTTGTTGGAAACTTGGATTTACCAACAGCATCAACTTTGCCTTCTGCAGGTTGGAATACTGAAAACGGAACAGCTACCGAAAAGAGCCCTGCGTTTTCTAAAATCACTTTTTCTCCTAAGCGTTTGGCTGCTTACATCCAAGTTTCTAACCAGTTGATGTTGCAATCTAGCAACTCTATCGACGGGTACGTAAGAAACTGGTTGCTTAATGCTATGGCTCAATCGTTGGAAACTGCTGCAATTAAAGGTGGTGGATCTAACGAGCCTGTAGGAATTATCGGTAACGCTAACGTAAACGTAACTTTCGCAGGTGGCGCAACTTCTAACTCTACCAACGCTAACGGAATCGCTCCAGTTTGGGCCGATGTTGTTAACTTGATGAAAGCAGTTGAGAACGCTAACGGAAACGGTGTTGCTTACTTGACTAACCCATTGGTGAAAGCTAAATTGCAAACTACTGCCCGCCAATCTTCAGGTGTTGAAGGTAACTTCATTTGGCCTTCTGGTGGTACTGATTTGAACGGTTACAATGTTCAAACAACTACCTTGGTTCCTAGCAACTTGTCTAAAGGTTCTAGCTCTACTTTGTCTGCAATGATCTTTGGAGACTTCAGCAAAATGGCTATTGCTAACTGGGGTGGTATGGAGTTGACAGTTGACCCGTATAGCGGAGCTACTGCTGGCTTGACCAACGTAGTACTTAACGCTTATTTGGATTGCAACTTGTTGAACCCTGCAGCCTTCGCGGTTTGTAAGGACATCGTTGCCTAATCACTAGCCCGCTCGGGGGCGTAAAAGTCCGAGTGCTGCGGGGGGTCTTGACTGTACCCCCCTCGGGCCAAATGTTAGTAAAATTTTTGATCAATCCAACAGGCCAATTTAACCTGAGTTATAACTTGGGCGAAGTGGTAGACATTGAAACAAAGCAAGCCGAGTTATTACTTGAGGCTGGTGCTGTTGAAGTTGTAGCTGCACCTAAGACCAAAAAGAAACCGACTAACCCAGAGACCGAATTAGACGCCGAATAATGTTTAAATCAAGAAGATACACAGCCTTTGCCAATGTAGCTACAGACTATTTAAGTTTAGCCGATGCTAAGCAGCATTTGCGCGTTACGGCTTCCGATGACGACAGTTATATTTCGGGTTTAATCAGTATGGCCGTTGACGCCTGCAGCAATTACTTAGGCTACTCGATTAAGAAGGGAACGGCTAAATATGGCTTTGATAGCTTTACGGGTTCGCCTGCGCTAATCAATCCCGTTAACGGTCTCAATATACCTTCTGGCAATTACTTGCGCGTAAATAGCCGCGTGTTGGCTGTGAACTCTGTGAGCTACGTTAATGACAGCCAAGCGGTAACGGCATTTGCTGGCAGTGATTGGATAGTAGCACCTGACCCAATGGGCAACTACTCACGAAATATCTTTATCAATACCGCGCCCGACTCGATTACAGACGATACAATTAAGTACATTATTGAAGTATCTGAAGGATTTAATCCAGTAGGTACGGCTAGCGTTGACCCAGATACTATTTTTCCGATGGCAATTAAACACGCCGCTTTGCTTTTGGTAGGCCAATACTATGATAACAGGAACGCGATAGTAGTGGGAACCATCCAAAGCAAAATATCTTTAGGCTTCGAGTATCTTTTAGATCCTTACAAAATTCAAATCATACTCTAATGCAAGCGGGATCTATGGACGTATTGGTAAGCCTGCAGAGTTATGCGGAAACCATCGACGCGAACACAGGTGAGAAATTGCAAACGTGGACCGAATACGCAACGGCTTGGGCTCAGCGCGTAGAACAGGAAAGCGGAAGCGAGCAAGTGAATGCGGACCGCAGAGAGCATAAGCAAATTGTTTACTATACTATCCGCTATAATTCAGCGGTAAGCGTTAAGCATAGAATAGTCGACGCGGGGCTTAATCACAACATTGTTAACATTGCAAACCTAGCAAGGAATTTATATTTGAAGTTGCAAACTGAACTAACAGAGTGACAAAGAACGTTGAAAATATTGCCGAGGTTATAGACGCCTTAAAAGCGATGGGGGTCGAAATCGATAACCCCGAATTTCAGCGCATGCTCAAAGCTCAGGCATTGGTAATAATTCAAAGTGCAAAAAACTTAGTGCCAAAAGAGAGCGGGGATTTAGCGGCTTCCATCGGATTTATTACTGGCAAGGATAAAGACAATAAAACAAAAGTGCTTATTGGATTGCGCAAGGAATACGAAAACAATTATTTAGGGCCCATGTTTGAATATGGCGTACCAACAAATCGTATCCAATCAACAACGGGCAGAGACACAGGGATATTAGAACCCCGCCCTTTTATGCGCCCGGCATTAGACCAGAACGCGGGCAGAGTAACCGACGGAATTATAAACGGCGTGGATAAAATCCTAGCCAAATTAGCAAAGAAAAATAACTTAATATATAAATAATCATGCCAACCACAGGACCAGTTAACGGCACGCTCATAAGCATCTATAAAGATGTGAGCGGCACACTTAAAAAAATCGCTAACGCGACATCTAACTCGCTCGACATTTCTAAGGATATGATCGACGTTACAAGTAAAGACAGCGCAGGCGCGAAGGAATTTATCGCGGGTGAGTATGGCTACACTTTGAACGTTGAAGCAATCTTTGAAGATGACTCAAGCGTAGGAGCTTCACAAGTTTCGTACAAGGATTTGGTAACAGATTTGCTTGCGGGTACTTTATTGACTATCGTAATGACATCAAACGTAACGGGCGACGAAAAATATAGTGGATCTGCTTTCTTTAGTAGCTTGAGCTTGAGCGCACCAAACAATGACAAAGCAACTTGGACGGGAACCTTGCAGGGATCTGGAGCTTTGACTTTGGGTACTGTTGCTTAATAGTATTATATTTGTGCCATGAGCACTACAATTAAACTAGGGGGTGCTGAGCATCCCCTTTTATTTAACATGAATAGCCTTCGTAATATTATGGAGGTTGCAGGTATGGAAACCTTTGCGGATTTAAACCTGCAAAAGGACTTAGCGAAGTCTATGGATTTTGCTTTGAGCTGCGCGTTTTACGGGATCTTGGAAGGCTACGAGGCCCAGGATAAAAAGACGCCTTACCCAACAGTTCAAAAGTTAGGAGCGGCTATTAAAAAGTTTCAAGAAATTAGCCCCGCGTTGGAAGGTTTCACCGCAGCAATTACAGATTTTTTTGCACCTGTTGAAGAGTCAACGGGGGAGTAACTGCCAAGGGCGACAGCGCCCCGCTAACTTGGCGCAAGATTGAGCGCATTGCTTACGGCGAAATGATGCTAAGCGAAAGCGAGTTTTTACTTTCTACGCCTCGCTTTTGGCGTTTGAAATTGGAAGGGATGCGCGAAGCTCAGCAACAGCAGTATCGCAACCAATGGGAACTAACCCGCTGGGCGGTTGCTACGGGCATGGCCCCGCACTTAAAGAAACCTATTGAGCCCAAACGGCTGTTAACATTTCCTTGGGAGGTATCCGATTACCTATCAATACACGACGCTTTAAAGTTATATTCGCATGTCTTTGATAAGTTAACCCCAGACGCGAAAGCATGAGCGCCCCTATAAAAATAGTCTATTCAATTTTAAGCAATGCGGCGGGGGTTACTTCGTTGGTAGGCACGCGGATAAACCCC